GCCTGAGATTCTACATCGGGGCGATGTGGAGCTGGAAGTTGTGAAACGCCGGGAACAGGGAAGCAGCCTGTATCTGGATAAAGAAACCGGGGAAGTGGTTTCCTATGCAGAAATGAAAGCACAGGGCGGATTGGAGAAAGCGCCTGTGGAAGTCAGGCGGGAACCACCGTTACATCCATATTTTGAGCGCGATATTGAAAAAGACATAGTTATCTGCCCGATGGGTCAGACGCTGTTCTACGCAGGTCCGGGCCACCCGAATGGCAAAAAAGATCCCTGCATCCGCAGGTATCACAGACTTTCAGCCTGTTTGAAATGCCCCAACAAATGTACACTTCATAAAAGACGGATCGTCTCATTCAAAGAGGGCGAAACACGGAAAGAAGAAGCCTTTTATGAAAAAGCCAGGGAAAACAGAATTGTCCGGAAGACGAGCCGCCGGTTCAAAGTGATCACGTTATCCGAAGAAGAAAGTTCATGGGACGAATGGGTGATCCTGCGGTTCTACCCCAACCAGCAGCATTTACGGAAGCGGAACACTGTGGTTGAACATCCATATGGAACAGTGAAAAGATGGCACGGAGCCGGTTATCTGCTGACAAAAGGAAAGCAGAAGGCAGCCGCTGAAATGGGGCTTTCTTTCCTTGCCTACAATTTCCGAAGAGTGGTAAACCTCCTTGGGGTAAACGGACTAATGGAGATGATTTTGACCTGATACATGCCTTTTTCTTTTGAAAATGGTTTTCTTTCCGGCCAGTATACGAAAAAATACTCCTGCCGCCAGATTGTCACATATAGACAAGTTTCTGGCGGTATTTTCTACGCTATTTTTTCTTATTTTTCGGACAGTCTCCTTGATATAATTGCGGTTCAGAGTGATGTATAGTAGCGGAAAGGAGTTGATTTCATGCGGAAAATCAGCAAGATAGAGCCAAAGCTGCCGGTTATCCAGGCACGGAAGAAGGTCGCCGCCTATGCCCGTGTTTCCAGGGACACCGAGCGGCTGATGCATTCCGTTTCCGCGCAGGTGAGCTATTACAGCGCTCTGATTCAGAAAAACCCCGAATGGGAATATGCAGGGGTATATGCGGACATGGGTATATCAGGCACGGACACATCCAAGCGCGGTGAATTCTTAAGGCTGCTGGCAGACTGTGAGGAAGGAAAAATTGACATCATCCTGACAAAATCCATCAGCCGCTTCGCAAGGAACACGGTTGACCTGCTGGAAACGGTAAGGCATCTGAAAAACCTCGGCATTGAGGTGCAGTTTGAAAAGGAGAATATCCATTCGCTCTCGGAGGACGGGGAACTGATGCTTACCCTCCTTGCCTCCTTTGCACAGGAGGAGAGCCGGAGCATTTCAGAAAATGTGAAATGGGGAGTCAGGAAGCGATTCCAGTCCGGAGAAATCGGGGCGGCGAACAAGCACATCCTCGGCTATTGCTACGATGACGAATTAAGAAAATATGTCATCATACCCGAAGAGGCGGAGAGTGTCCGCTGGATGTTCCAGATGTACATTGACGGCGTTTCCCTGCGGGAGATTGCAGGGAGCATGAACAGGGCAGGAATACGCACCACGCTTGGGAATGACTTCCAGGAAGCCTCGGTACGGCAGCTCATTTTCAACGAGGTCTATGCAGGGGACATCCGGCGGCAGAAATGCTACATGGCGGACCCGATTACAAAAACGAAAGTGAAAAATTGCGGGGAGCTGCCGCAGTATTACATGGCAGACTGCCATGAAGCCATCATTGACCGGGAAACCTACGCAAAGGTCCAGGCGGAGATGGAACGGCGGGCAGGGCTTGTCAACCCCACCTACCCTTTTACGGGGAAGATAAAATGTGGCATCTGCGGTCAGAATTTTACCCGCCGGAAAGGGACTACGAAAGGGAAAAAATACATTAGCTGGTTCTGCAGGGCGAAAAAGGAAGTCGGGATGACCTGCACAAGCCGCAATTATTCGGAGCAGAACCTCATGGGAATATGTGCGGGGCTGATGGGGACAGACAGCTTTGACGGGGAGGCTTTTGAAAGGACGGTCAGGCTCATCACGGCGCTGCCGGATGGAAGCCTTGAGATGCAGCTATTTGACGGGGAGACCAGGCTATGGGAAATGCCGCCGAAGCCCGTAAAGCCGCCCCACAAGCCCATCCGGAAAAGACCGGCACACATTTTTGACGGAAAGATATTCTGCGGGCAATGCGGAAGGCGGTACGGCAGGGCGGTCAGTGAAAGCAGGGACAGACACCTTTACTGGTACTGCCGGGCCAAGAGTGGGCATGGCGTGACCTGTGACAGCGTGAATTATCCGGATTCGGAGATAAAGGAAATTTTTTGTAAGGTAATGGGACAGGAAACTTTTGATGAAGATTTTTTCACGGAGACCGTGAGTCAGATGGTGGTGCAGAAAACAGGAAGCATTGATTTCCATCTGAAGGATGGCATGGCCAGGAGATACGAAACATTGAAACTGCGGAGCAACCGGCATGAGAACACATCCACGGATGAGTTTATCGGAAAGATACGGTGCGCCTCCTGCGGCAACCTCTACCACAGGTACTGCTGCTATGGGAAATACACCTACTGGCGGTGCAGCGGAAAGTCAAAGGTGCGGACGGAATGCAGCGGGCGGGATTTCCAGGATTCCGACATCCGCAAAGTTTCCGCATATTTGATGGGCATGGAGGAATTTGACGGGAATGAATTTGAAAAACAGGTACAGGAGCTTGTGGCGTTTGAAGACGGCAGCCTGGAGATCCATTTTTATGACGGGAGGGCAGAGCGGTGGCAAAGGTGATCACGATACCCGCTACACGGAGCAGATATACGGCGGCTCCGATCAGCAGTAGGGAAAAGCGGAAAGTTGCGGGCTATGCCCGCGTCAGCACAGACCATGAGGAGCAGCAGACCAGCTACGAGGCGCAGGTGGATTATTACACGAATTACATAAAGGGGCGCGAGGATTGGGAGTTTGTTTCTGTATATACGGACGAAGGCATCAGTGCGACTTCCACAACGAAGCGCAGCGGTTTTAACCAGATGGTGGCGGACGCCCTGGACGGCCGCATCGATCTTATCATCACGAAGTCGGTGAGCCGTTTCGCAAGGAACACGGTGGACAGCCTGACCACCATACGGAAGTTGAAGGAACACAAAGTGGAGTGCTATTTTGAAAAAGAAAACATCTGGACATTTGACAGCAAGGGCGAACTGCTCCTTACCATCATGTCCTCGCTGGCGCAGGAGGAGAGCCGCTCCATTTCGGAGAACGTCACATGGGGGCAGCGGAAACGGTTTGCAGACGGCAAGGTCACGGTCCCGTTCAAACGGTTCCTCGGCTATGACCGGGGCGAGGACGGAAATCTCGTCATCAACGAGGAGCAGGCGGCGGTTGTCCGGAGAATTTATGGGATGTTCCTGCAGGGGCGGTCGCCGTTCGCCATTGCAAAGGCGCTGACAGAGGAAGGCATACCCACTCCCGGCGGCAAAGCAAACTGGTCGGGAAGCACGGTCCGGAGCATCCTCACGAATGAAAAATACAAAGGGGATGCCCTTTTGCAGAAGGTGTACACGGTGGATTTCCTCTCCAAAAAGAAAAAGGTCAACGAAGGCGAAGTCCCGCAGTATTATGTGGAACACAACCACGATGCCATCATAGAGCCTGCCGTATTCGAGGCAGTGCAGAAACAGATGGCCGTCCGGCAGACGGGAACGAACCGGCAGAGCAGCGTGGGCATCTTTTCCAGCAAAATAAGATGCGGCGACTGCGGAAGCTGGTACGGCTCGAAGGTGTGGCATTCCAACAGCAAGTACCGCCGGGTAGTCTGGCAGTGCAACCACAAATTTGACGGCAGGGAGAAATGCGGCACGCCCCATCTGGACGAGGAAACCATCAAGGCACTTTTCATGAAAGCGGTCAATATCCTGACTACGGAAAAGGATGAGATTGCCGCCAATTTCCATGCTATCAAGGGGCGGCTTTTCAATACGGCGGAGCTGGAAGCGGAGCAGTCACGGTTTCAGGAAGAACTGAATGTTGTGGCGGGGCTGATACAGCAGTGCATAGACGAGAATGCCCATGTCGCCCTCGACCAGACGGAATACCAGGCGAGGTATGACGGGCTGGCAGAGCGGTTTGACCAGACGAAAGCAAGGCTGGATGAAGTGGGAAATGCCATCACGGAGAAGCAGGCGAAAAAGGAGCAGATAGAAAGGTTCCTTGCCGAATTGGAACGGCAGGACGGAGTGGCCACGGAGTTTGATGAGAACCTCTGGTACAGCCTTGTTGATTTTGTCACAGTTTTTAATAAAGAAGATATCCGCTTCACCTTTAAGGACGGAACGGATATCAAAGTGTAAAAGCAATATCCTCTTACTACTGGTTGAAAAGGGTTCTGGTAGCAAGAGGATATGTTCTATTAGATAATAAAATTTATCATGGATTATCTTTACTATGATATCCTATTAAACGACCTTTTAAATTTATGTTTTCTTCTTTAAGTACGTCATCTATACTGCGTCCGTTTCCTTCGTAAAATTCTGCATTGTTAAAATATAAAGAAATGTTGAGAGGATCGTCTTTTATTTTGTCAGGAAAATTCATTATTTTTATATCGGTATTAATAGGACCGAAAGGATTTCCATAAAAGTCATAATGGTGTGGCATCGGGATGAGCGGAATATCTGTTTCGTTTTCGAATGCATCTTTAATATGACACGGTACAGCGATTTGTTCAATTAAATTTCCAAAAGAAATGACAAACAGATAATAAAGAGAAAGTTTTGTGTCATCTTTTCTTAGAAAACCCCAGACTTCCAATGGGAGAGGATGTGGCCCAGGGACAAAACGTTCAATCATCCATTCGTAATTCCGCATATCGTACTTTGAAATAATATTACTTTCTTCTTTTAACCATGCGACCGTGTCCATAAAATTGACCATTTCTTGATATGGTAGCATAGATAATGCCATTTTAACAAATGACTTATACACAGACAAGGGAGAGTAGGATTGCCTTACAGCGTGTATTATCATCTGATGATCTTTGATTTCAGTAAAGTTACTACCATCGACTTCTTGAATAACTAACCCTTTTTCTGTAAAATCAATTCGACTGTTTCCAACTTTGGATTTATATGACGGAACACCTGTTTTTGTAATAATTTGAGAAATTGTGCGCCCACAGCCTAAATATTTTGATAAACTATCTTCTAAATATTTGCCAAAATGTAAATTGCAACTATCGCACTCTGTACGAGATACAAATTCTTTATTTCCTATTAATTCGGATAGTGCATGAGCCTTTTTCTTAAAAGTAACTTCTGGATATCTCTTGCCACAAAATCTGCATACTTTTCCTTCATCTGAATCATCTACATATTGCGTTTCACCAAGATCATGGATATAATGAAATAACGGATTATAATTATTGGTGAAATATTCCACTCTATTTTTTAATTCTTCTATTTGCAAATTATACCACCAACCATTTCTTTGGAATTCAAAATTAAGATATCAATAAAATTATACCATATAAATGTGAATAACTCTACTGAATTTTTCCAATTTGAACCCTCCCCCTACTGGGCAAAATCAAAAAGTATGCCAAAATCAAAATGTATAAGGCAAAATCGAATTGTATCAAAGACAGCGTTTACATAGACGAGGGCATAAGTGCGACCGACACGAGGCACAGGAGCGGATTCAACCAGATGGTACAGGATGCGCTGGACGGGAAGATCGACCTTATCGTGACCAAGTCGGTGAGCCGGTTCGCGAGGAACACGGTGGACAGCCTCACCACGGTCCGGAAGCTGAAGGAGAAAGGAGTGGAGGTCTATTTCCAGAAGGAGAACATCTACACGCTGGACTCCAAGGGAGAACTGCTCATCACCATCATGTCCTCGCTGGCGCAGGAAGAGTCCCGCTCCGTCTCGGAAAACGTGACATGGGGGAAACGGAAGCGGTTTGCGGACGGCAAGGTCAGCCTGGCCTACAGCTCTTTCCTCGGCTACCGGAAAGGGGAGGACGGGCAGATGGAGATTGTGCCGGAGGAGGCGGAAACGGTGCGGCTCATCTACAGGCTGTTTATGCAGGGGCAGACGCCTTACGCCATCGCAAAATACCTGACGGACAGGAACATCCCGACGCCAACGGGAAAGGAGACATGGCGGCACAGGACGGTGGAGAACATCCTTTCCAACGAAAAGTACAAAGGCGACGCCCGCCTGCAGAAGTGCTACACGGTGGACTTCCTTTCCAAGAAGCGCAAGGCGAACGAAGGGGAAGTGCCGCAGTATTACGTGGAGGGCAGCCATGACGCCATCATCGAGCCTGCGGAGTGGCAGCTCGTGCAGATGGAGATACAGCGGAGGAAGAACTTGGGGCGGAGCCATAACTGCTGCAACCCGTTTTCGGCAAAGCTGAAATGCGGGGACTGCGGGGAATACTTCGGCTCCAAGGTCTGGCATTCCAACAGCAAGTACAAGCGGACGGTATGGCAGTGCAACGCTAAGTTCAAAGGCGAGAGCAAATGCGCCACGCCCCATCTGTACGAGCAGCGGATAAAGGAGCTGTTCCTTGAGGCGGCCGGCATCCTGATGGAGAAACGGGAGGAGGTCATCGGGGACTGCAGGGCGGTGATGGAAGCCTTGGCAGACTGTAGTGCCATCGACACAGAGATGGAGGCGGTCAGCAGCGAGATGGAGGTGACCGCGGGGCTGATCCAGAGGCTGGTCGATGAGAACGCCACCCGGAAACTTGACCAGCACGACTACCGCAAAAAGTATGACGGGTATGCCAGCCGGTATGCCGCCCTTGAGAGCCAGGAGGACAGCCTGGAGAAAGAGCGGGAGAGGAAGGAAATACAGTATGACATTTTCAGCGGCTTCCTTGCAGGGCTAAGCGAGACAGTGGAGCTGCCGGTGGATTTCAATGAGAGGTTGTTCCGCAGGCTTGTGGATTACGCAACGGTCTATCCGGACGGCAGGGTGGTATTCACCTTCTGAAATGGCGTGGAAGTCAGCACGAAGATTTAAAGCCGGGAGCGGCCAGGGCATCGGGATTGTACCAGATGCCTCCGGCCGCTTTTTCAGTGCGTGGAAATAGCGTGTATTGTGTATGGAAATTTGAAAAGAATTGAGGTATAATTTTAATGCTGGAATGTCTGGTAAGTTAAAATTGAAAAGGAGTATTGGTATGATATGTGATGGAGTTTTCTGTGAGAACCAAAGAGATATTGTTATAGAAGCACTTAAAATGGCAAAACATAGTGTTGTAATTGCCGTTGCATGGATAAATTTTAACGAATATGGAAGTACCATTAATGAGTTATTGCAGAATGGTGTCAATATTAGGATTGTAGTTAACGATGATGTCAAAAATGCTAAGTATGCAGGACTTATAGGGAATTTACAAAATAATGGGTTACAATATAAGATGATTCATATGCCAAAGAATTCAAATTATATGCATCATAAATTTTGCGTTATTGATAAAACGATGTGCATGATGGGATCATTTAATTGGACAAAGAATGCAAATGAAAATAATTTTGAGGATTTGTCTATTAGTCATGATAGAGCTTTAGTAGAAGGATATGTTTCACAATTTGAAACAATATGGTCGTTATCAATAGATGATTTTATTAGATTGAAAAAGCCGGAAATTTGTGAAAGCTGCGGACAACCTAAAGCGTATTTATGTGTATTTGAACAAGAAGGCTATTACCAAACAAAAGCTGATATTTATGAGGTTTGTGGATGTGGTGATTTGAAATGGGTCAATAATGAATTTTTTGATGTCTCTGTTTATATCAATTTAATGGGAATTTTTGAAAGATACTCAGACATGGATGAAGAAGATTTTTTGAACGGATTCACGATAAATGAGCAGGAGCGTAAAAGATCATTAGATTATGAAATAAGCAGGTATTTGTCAAACGTGCGAAGTGATAGAATGGGCTGTCCAATTATACATGCAGTGGGTATATATGGATGGAAACCTATTTATAAAGATGATGGTGAAAATATTATTCAAGTTCTATGGAAAGAAAGGTATACTTCTAATTATGTCATGGATGAATACGTGATAGGGGAAGTTTAGTCTGGTAAGAAGTTATACTAATTTCCATTAGTCGGAAATCAAAAATGTATAAAATCCTTTGGGTGCAAAAAATAACGATAGCCACTCTAAAAAACAGGCTATCGTTATTTTTTACACTATGGAATATCGAAAATGCGGCAAATCCGAATAATAAAACGATAGCCGTAAGCGCTCAATAACAGAGTGCCTTAAAATTTATTTAAGCATATGAGATAATGACCTCAAATATTTGGAGTT